GCCACGGGCAAGGCCAAGCTGTTCCTGGAAGAGCTGCGGGCATTCGCTGAATCACAGCGCACGCTGATTGAAGCCGAGGTCAGCGGCTTCACCATGAATGCCGTTGCCAAGGCGGCGCGCATTCACACGGCAGAGCAAGAGTTCCGGTTCTTCTGCAAAACCTACCTCCCGCACTACATCAAGGGCGAAGAGTCGATCTTCCACACCTGGTTCTACGACAACGTCCCAGGCTTGATCGACGCACCGCAGGGCAGTCTGATCAACCTGAGTGCGCCGCGTGGCGAAGCCAAGTCCACCCTGGGCACTCAAGCTCTCGTGATCTGGTGCATCGTGACCAATCGCAAGCACTTCATCTGCATCGTGATGGACTCTTGGGATCAGTCCGCCACGATGCTTGAAGCGATCAAGACCGAGCTGACGGACAACCCTCGTCTGATCGCTGATTTCCCGCATGCCACTGGGCGCGGGCGTGTTTGGAATGCTGGCGTCATCCTGACTGCCAACGACGTCAAGGTGCAGGCGTTCGGCTCAGGCAAGAAAATGCGGGGCCTGCGCCATGGTCCGTGGCGTGTTGACCTGGTCGCACTCGACGACATCGAGAACGATGAAAACGTCCGTCAGCTTGAGCAGCGCAACAAAGGTGAGAGCTGGGTCACAAAGACCGTGTTGAACCTTGGGCCACCCGACGGCACCATGGACGTGATCTACCTGAACACGATCCTGCACTACGACTCGGTCGCCAACCGCTTCCACAAAAAGCCCCGCTGGGTCCGCCGCAAGTTCCGCGCGATCATGCGCTGGCCTGATCGCATGGACCTCTGGGAGCAATGGGAGAACCTCTTCCTGGCCGAAGCCAGCGGCGAAGACGAGGATGACCAAGGCGACCAGGACGGCCTGCCCAAGGCCATCGGCGCCGCCGAGGCCTTCTACCTGCAGCACCAGGATGAGATGCACCAAGGCGCCGTCGTGTCCTGGCCCAGCGTGCGCCCGCTGCTGCGCCTGATGCAGATCCGCGCCGAAGACCACCACGCCTTCGACTGCGAATACCAGAACGACCCGACCAACGCCGACGCCTCGCTGTTCAAGGGCCTGCAGTACTGGATCCAGCCGTGCCGCGACTGGATCTTCCTCGGCGCCCATGACCCCTCACTCGGCCGCAACAACAAGGCCCGTGACCCCTCGGCCATGCTGGTCGGTGGCCTGGATCGCAACCACGGCATCCTCGACGTCGTCGAAGCCAAGGTCGCCCGCATCACGCCCGACAAGCAGATCGAAAACATCATCGAAGCCCAGCGCCAGTACCACTGCGTGCAATGGAGCTTCGAGTCGGTCCAGTTCCAAGAATTCTTGCGCACCGAGCTGGTCAAGCGCAGCGCCAAGGCAGGCGTGCCCGTGCCGGCCATGGCCGTCATCCCGCACACCGACAAAGCCCTGCGCATCGAATCGCTCAGCGCCCATGTGATCAACGGCCTGATCCGCTCGCACCGCACGCACACCGTGCTCAACGAGCAGTTGATCAACTACCCAGAAGCCGACCACGACGACGGCCCCGACGCCCTGCACATGCTCTGGGCCCTGGCCGTGGCCCGCATGGGTGGCGCCGGAAAGATCCGCCTAGGCGCCCGCCGCATGGGCATCCGCCTCCCCTCCATCCAGACCACCGAATCATGAGCATCAAGACCGCACTCACTGGCCTCGTGCGTGGCATGCGCCTGGGCCTCGGCCAGGTCAAAGCCGGCCCCGAGACCGACCCCCTCCGCTACATCGGCAACCTCTTCGCCCTGCCCAACCCAGACCCCATCCTCCGCGCGATGGGCGAGGCCGAGCGCGTCTACCACTCCATCCTGGTCGACAGCCACGTCATCGGCGAAGTGCGCTCCATCCGTGGCTCCTTCCGCAGCCACGAATACCGCCTGGTCCCGGGCAACGAAGACGACCCCGCGTCCATGGCCGCCCGCGACTTCATCGAAGACTGGATGAAAGGCTTCCAGCCCAATGAGGTGGCCGACTGGATGGAGATCTTCTGGCAAATGACCAGCAGCATCTTCACCGGCTACCACGCCCACGAAATCGTGTGGGAGCACTCCGACGGCCAATACCTGCCTGCGCAGATCCTCGACCGCCCTGGCCGCCGCTTCCGCTTCGATGCCTGGTCCGCGCCCCTGCTCATCACCAACGCCAACCTCTACGGCGAGAAGGTCGACCCGTACCAGTTCCTCGTGGCCCGCCACATGGCCACCATCGTCAACCCTTACGGCATCCCCCTGCTCAGCAGCTGCTTCTGGCCCTGGACCTTCAAGACCGGTGGCTGGCGCTACTTCGTGAAGTACTGCGAGCGCCACGGCCTGCCCTGGCCCTTCGCAAAGTACCCCCAAGGCCTGCCGCAAGAAGAGCAAGACGCCCTCGCTGATGCCCTGGCCAACATGCTCGAAGCCGGCTACGTCATGGCCCCCGATGGCACCGGCCTGGAGCTGCTCACCCCCAAGTCCAGCGGCAGCGACCTGCCCCAAGCCTCGCTCATCGACCTGTGCAACCGCGAGATCAGCAAGGCCCTCACCGGCCAGTCCATGGTCGGCGAGCTGCACAACACCGGCGCCCGCGCCGCATCCGAGACCGCCTTCAAGCGCCAGGACGCCATCCACAACAGCGACCGCGAGATCGCCGTCAGCGGTTTCGGCCAGCTGGCCCGCTGGATGACCCTCTTCAACTTCGGCCCCGACGTCGCCCCACCCAAGCTGGAATTCTTCCGCCACACCCCTGCAGGCTTGGACCGCGCCAAGACCTACCAGCTCGCCGCCGACATGGGCGCCAAGCCCAGCCGCGACGCCATGCTCGAAGAGCTGGGCATCCCCCAAGCCGAGGATGAAGAAGACGCCCTACAGCCCCGTGGTGGCCTCAAAACCCCGCAGCCGGGCCCAGACACCTCCGCTGACCCGGTCGACACCACAGCAGAGTTCAGCCGCTACCTCGGCCACGTGCGCGGCTTCAGCTTCGCGAAGGCTGCAGGCATGACCGAAGACGAAGCCGTCCTGCTCGCCAGCGAAGCCGCCGACCAGGCCATCGAGACCGGCTTCATCGCGCCCGTGGCCGACATGCTCGCCCAGTTCGAAGCCGACGGCCGCACCCTGGCCGAATTCAAAACCGCCTTCGAAGAGCAATCCGGCCAGCTGCTGGACGACACCGCCCTGCGCGACGTCATCAGCCAGGCCCTCGCGTATTCCGTTCTGCGTGGCGCCGTCACGCAGGCCGAATGACCCCTCCCATCACCACCAAAGGAGCCCCTATGAGCAACGATCAAACCACAGAGCAACTTGTCGCGCAGCATGGTGCCAACCTGGCCCCCCGCATCACGCCTGAAGACCTGCAGGCCAACATCGTGCACGTTGAATACATCAAGCACGTCAGCCACAGCGGCCAGGTCTTGCGCTGGTGCATCCTGACGACACGGTCAGGCTATGCGGTCACCGGCCGACCTTCGGTTTCGGTTTCCCCGTTGAATGACAAGGCCCAAGTCGGCGAGAAGGTCGCATACGAGAACGCGGTGGCCGAACTGTGGCCACTCATGGGCTACCACCTGCGTATGACCATGAACGCCAGCACGCCTGGCCTGATCACCGACACCGATCGCCTGCAGCTGCTGCTGTCTGCCGTCAGCGAGAACCCGCCCGAGATCCCAGACGAAGTGCTGGACACCGTGCTCGGTGCATCCGGCGATCAGGACGCCACCCCAGAGCAAATCATCAAGGTCATCGACGCGGCCATCCTGTACCTGCGCTCCATGTCGCCCCAAGCCACGGCCACGTCGCAGCCGGTGTTCAACACCGAAGGCCCCGACGACTTCCAGGGCTGAGCCATGGACCGCGACACTGCCATCGGCAAAATCAAGAAGTGCCTGGCGCTGGCTGGATCCAGCAACGCCCACGAAGCGGCAGCAGCGATGCGCCAGGCCCAAAAGCTCATGCGTGAGCACAACGTCAGCGAGACGGATGTCAGCCTGGCCGACGTTTGCGAGAAGGGCATCAAAGCCCCATCCAACCGCATCTCGATGTGGCAATCCAAATTGGCCCGCAGCGTGGCCGATGCCTTCGGCTGCGAGATTTACTACTCTCGCCACACCAAGCTGGGCTTCACCCGCATGCATCGCACCACCGACGTGGTCTTCATCGGTGTCGGTGCTTCCGCAGAGGTCGCCAGCTACGCGT